ACGGATTACGAGCGCGCGCGATTTTCGGCCGGGGACGTATTGTCACGGCGCACGCGCCGACATCGATGCGTTTGATAGCAATTTAGTGGATCTAGGTGTTCATGTTGGTACTAAGGGCCAAGCAAACGAGCGTTTGAATGATTTGGTCAAAAAGGAAAGTCCTGTTTACTCTGGCGGCATCTTTGGGGCATTTGATTTGCCAGAGGGGCACGCTAGTCGCACACCTGATAGTGCATTTGTAACTGGCGAAGGATCAGCCGAAGGCGCGCAAATTATGCCTTTGCGCGTTCGTGCGGACTACCCATTACGCATGCCAGACGCTGGAGAATGGAACCGCGCCGAAGTCGTGATGTATCACCTTGAAAAGATGATGGGTCCAGATGGCGACCCAAGGTTACGCGAGGCGTTTGAGGATTTTGATTTCGACGAACTCGGAACTGTGCGTGATCAATTCTTCGACAATGACGACTGGAAAGCCAGTCTCGAAAACCGTGAGTTTTTAGACGAGATACGAGAGCGCATCCAAGATGCGGGATACGACAGCATTGTTTACAGAAATGCTGTAGAGAGTACGCGCGATGAAGGCATCCAAGACAGCATGATTGTCCTAGACCCTCGTAACATTCGCTCGGTCAATGCTGCTTTTGATCCTGCCTTTGAGGGGAGTGACAATCTACTTCTTGCGAACAGGTCGCGCGCAGCCGGCGCTCTTGGCGTTAGCGTAAAACCACCCACTAAAGAAGAGCTCGATCCGCTTGGCTACCAGAAAACCAAGATGCGCAAGTCGCTTTTCAACACCGAGGTCGACGAGGTCGATCTAGGCGAAAACTTGCTACGCATCCCACGTTCTTGGGAAGAGATGGAGAACCGCCTGATTTTGCCGTTTTACGGTGACCGCACAAGCCGTGGCATGGAAGTGCGCGGAGTTGATGGCATGGTTTTCGATACGCCTGTATATACCGAGGGCGGTGTGGACTTTATGCGTGGCCCCGCTGCGCAAGCTGACCGCGCTATCTGGGCGTCGAACAGCAACATCATTAAGCGTATCGCAGATGAGGCGGAAGCCGCGCGCAAGGCGGCAGCCGGGGAGCCTGTGTTTGGTATGACTGGCTCAATGGCTCCTGATGCAAACGACTTTGCGGTGCATACTGGGTCTGTGATGGCTGAGATGGTCAAGAAGTCCAAGATAAATCGTGAGACAGCGGCGTCATTCAATGACGCAATGCGCGTCGTTGATGAGACGTTCCCCGGCATTCGGTCACCGAAGCTGCGCGAATGGGTCGACAGCACAACATCGCCAAAGCGTAAAATGTTTATTCGTTTGATGGACAGCGCACCGATGCAGGCTGGCGGTATGCCAAGTCCAGCGCAGGCGCGTTATGCTGCCACGGATGCGACGCAGCGTAACATGGGATCAGGTCAGTTCGGCATGGGTGTCGCGCAGCTTGATGAGCTGTCCCCGATTTTGCGAATTAATCCCGAGGGCAACCGTCCGGGGCAATCATTCCCGCACCGCACATACAACACACAAATCACCGGAGATTACTTTGGTTCGCTTCCACCCGTTCCGCAGGGCTTATTGTTTAAGGACGTCTATGATAGAATGGAAGGCGGGGTCACTAAAAAAGGCCAGCCGTACAACGAAGCACATAAGACGCATGCAATCAAAACAATTATGCCAGTACAGCGTTTGCGACCAGAAATCATCGAAGGTATCCTAAACTATCTTCAGCGCACCGGTAACTAAGGGGTTATAGAATGGACTATGAAACACAAATGATCGTCGCTGAGATGGAAGCGCTAAACCCCAATGTGATGGGTGAGGACGAGCTGCAAGGTATCGTTGGTAAAGAGATCGAGGACGCACGCGACTATGTCGACAACACGGTGTCACCGATCCGCGCGTCGGCGACGCAGTATTATCGGGGCGAGCCGTTTGGTAATGAAGAGGACGGCCGCAGCCAAGTGGTCAGCATGGACGTACGGGATACCGTACAGTCAATCATGCCGTCACTTATGCGCATTTTCCACGGCACAGATCGCACTGTTGAGTACATCCCGCAGAACGCCGAGGATGTCGCATCAGCAAAGCAAGCGACAGAATACGCGAATTATGTGATCAACCGCGACAACAGCGGGTTCCTGCATATGCACGCGGCGTTCAAGGATGCGCTGATCCGTAAGGTTGGCGTGTTGAAGTGTTACTGGGATGACCAGACAAAGTTTGAAACGCATGACTTGACCGGGCTGGACGACAACGCCTTGGCCGCGTTGATGGCAGATCCAGACGCCGAGATTGAGATTGTTGCGTCCGAGCCAGTGGGCGAGCCGGACTTTGACCCTATGACTGGCGAAATCATTACGGCACCTATGATGCACGCCGTCCGCGTGACCTACACGCACCCCGACGGACGCGTGCGCCTAGAGGCTGTGCCGCCCGAGGAGTTTCTTATTTCTCGTGAGGCTAAATCCATCGAGGAAAGTGATTACGTCGCTCACCGGCGTATTCTGACGGTGTCAGAGCTTGTTTCGATGGGATACGACTACGACGAAGTGTCGGCGATGGCGTCAGCGCACGAAGACATGACGACGAACATCGAACGCCTGACGCGCAACTCAGCTCTCGATAACGAGCTAAACGAGCGTCACGACCCGGCGATGAAGAAAGTCATGTACATCGAAAACTACATCAAAGTGGATTACGATGGTGACGGCATCGCGGAGCTGCGCAAGATTTGTACAGCGGGTGACGGTAATAAGATTTTGATGAACGAGCCGTGCGCAATGGTTCCGTTTGCATCATTCTGCCCCGATCCCGAGGCGCACGACTTCTTTGGCATGTCTATTGCTGATACGGTCGCAGATATCCAGCGGATCAAATCGAACATCATGCGCAACACGCTTGATAGCTTGGCGATGTCTATCCACCCACGCATGGCGATCACCGAGGGCATGGTTAACATCGACGATGCCATGTCGACTGAGGTTGGCAGCGTAATCCGCCAACGTCAGCCGGGAAGTGTGCAAATGCTGTCGATGCCGTTTGTTGGCCGCGAGGCGTTCCCAGTGTTGCAGTACATGGACGAGCTCAAAGAAGCCCGCACAGGCATCTCAAAGGCATCTATGGGCCTCGATGCGGGCGCATTGCAATCATCTACCGCATCAGCGGTTAACGCGACTGTGGCGGCCGCTCAGCAACACATCGAGCTGATTGCGCGTATCTTTGCCGAGACAGGCATGAAGCAGCTTTACAAAATTGTGCTGCACTTACTGACAACGCATCAGGATCAGCCGCGCATGGTGCGCCTGACGAACGAGTTTGTGCCGATTGATCCCAAAGCATGGAACGCAAACATGGACGTGAGCGTCAACATCGCGTTGGGCAAAGGCAACGACACCGAGCGCATGATGATGTTGAAGCAAATCGGGGACATGCAGAAAGAAGCGATCATGCAGATGGGCCCGGTCAATCCGTTGACCGACATGAGCAAGCTCGCGAACACGCTGAAAGCGATGACCGAAATCGCCGGGTTCAAGGACAGCTCGCAATTCTGGTCAGATCCTGCCCAATTCCAAGCACCTCCAAAAGAGGACAAGCCTGATCTGAATGAGCAATTGATCATGGTGCAGATCCAGCAAATCCAAGCGGATATGCAAAAGAAGGCGGCAGAGCTTGCGCTAGAGCGTGAGAAGATGTTGATGGACGACGATCGTAAACGCGATGAATTGGACGCAGAGCTATTCGTAAAAGCCGAGGAAATGGCGGCTAAATACGGAACGCAGCTAAACGTGGAAGAAATCCGGGCAAACTTGCAGATGAACCGAGAGATGCTGCGAAACCAAGCTGAAATCATCAAGGGAGCAATAGATGATAGCGAAGAGTAAGCAGAAGATCATCGAGGATGGTCACCATGCTAAGCGGCTGATGGATGACGATAAGCTGCAAGAATTTTTGGACGAAATTAAAGCCAGTTGCCACGTTGAAATCGAGGTGACTGGCTTTAACGATACGCAGGCGAGAGAGGCTGCGTATATGAAGCTAAAGGGCGTCGATCATGTGCGTCAGGCGCTCCAAGCAATGATAGATAACGCATCTATTGAAAAAAACGGGAAATAGACGCATAATGATGGAGAAAGACTATGGCAGAAACCAATAACCCACTTGGGACTGATCTGTTCACAGCACAAAATGCTATTAGGCAAATGATTGCACCCGAAGAGGATACTGCGACTGAGCCGAACGCGCTTGAGGCCGAAGCTGAAGAGGTAATCGAAGCGGAAGCCGAAATGCCAGAAGGTGAAGAAGAATACCAAGAGTATGACGCTGCACCCGAGGGCGAACCAGATGGAGAAGGCGAAGCCGAAGAGTTTGACGACCAATCCTTTGACTTACTTGGGCAGATTGTCGAGGTAGACGGAGAAGAGATGACGGTCGAAGAGCTGAGACGCGGAAACCTACGACAGAAGGATTACACGCGAAAAACCCAAGAGCTTGCTGAAACTCGCAAAGAGATGGAGGCACAGTTTCAAGAGTTAGAGCGTGAACGTGCTCAATATGCTCAGGCGCTACCCTTACTACAGGAACGCTTGGAGCAACCGATGGAACAGGAGCCTGACTGGGACAAACTGTACGAAACAGACCCCAATATGGCAGCGAGAGCAGAGCGCAAATGGCGCGTCCAACAGGATGAGCGTAAAGCTCAGTTGGAGGCAGTACGCCAAGAGCGTGAACGCATGGCACAGATTGAACAGCAACGTATGACGCAGTATCAAGCGCAATACACTGAACAACAAAGAGCCATGTTGCCAGACCTTATTCCTGAATGGCGTGACACAAAGGTCGCGAAACAGGAAGCCGGCGAATTACGATCATTCCTCTTGAACGAGGGATTTTCGCAAGACGACGTGAACGGTCTAGCGAATGCATCGCTTGTGAAATTAGCGCGTAAGGCAATGCTGTACGACAAAGGCCAAACTCGAGCAACGCAGGCAAAGACAGCCAAGGCGAAGCCGAAAGCCAAGACGATGCGGTCAGGGTCACGCGGATCACAACCAGCTCCAAAGAGTGCGCAAACACAAGCGCTTCAGCGCGCAAAGCAAACCGGCCGTGTTGCTGACGCAGCGGCTGCAATCAAATCGTTACTCTAGGAGGCCACAATGGCAATTGTAACAAACACATTCACATCACACTCAGCGGTTGGTATCCGCGAGAGCTTGCATGATGTTATCTCAAATATTTCGCCTGAAGAGGTGCCGTTTCAATCTAACGTCGGCTCTGAAAGCGTAAGCAACACTTACTTTGAATGGCAGACTGACAGCCTAGCAGCGGCTGCGACAACAGCCGTCATCGATGGTGATGATGTAGCGTCTTTCGACAGTACCTCAGCGACAACTCGTGTTGGTAACTACACACACATCCGTCGTCGTACAGCGATCATCGCGGACAACTTAAGCGCGCAAGATCTTGCCGGGCGCAACGATGAGTTGAGCTACCAGCTCGCAAAGCGCGGTAAAGAAATTAAGCGCGACATCGAAAAAGTGCTATGTGACAACAACGCTCAAGTTGCTGGCGCAGCGGCTACTGCTCGCGAAACAGGCGGTCTAGGTGCTTGGATTGCGACAAACGCAAATGCTGGCACAGGTGGAGCGCTTGCAACTGGCGACGGTACAACAGCTCGTACAGACGGCACGCAGCGCGACTTCACTGAAACAATGTTGAAAGATGCGATGCAGCAAGCGTACACATCAGGCGGTCAGCCATCAGTATTGATGGTGGGACCACACAACAAAACTGTTGTGTCTGGTTTCGCGGGTATTGCAGCTCAGCGTTTCATGGCGCCATCTGAGAGCCCAACAACGATCATTGGCGCGGCTGACGTTTATATGTCCGACTTCGGCACTTTGAATGTCATTCCTAACCGGTTCCAACGTGAGCGTGACGCGTTCTTGCTAGATCCAGAGTACGCATCAGTATGCTACCTACGTCCGATCCAAGCGGTCGAACTAGCAAAAACAGGTGACGCAGAAAAGCGTATGGTCATCTCAGAATTTGGTCTAAAAGTTCTTAACGAAGGCGCACACGCCATCGTCGCGGACTTGAATGTATCATAATTCAAGAGGGGCGGCTTAGGTCGCCCCATCTACTGTGGAGAGGTATATGGGTCAGAAGCGGATATTTGGACACGATCCACTAACAGGAATAACAGAATATTGGCATGTGACGGACAAGGGAGAGTACGTCATTGAAAAGGTCCAAGAGGTGCAAGCCATCGCGGACAGCAACAAACGACAGTACAATGACACGCCGGATCGCTACGGTGATATGAACAAGGTAGCATCTATCCCGCTTTCAGTGTACTATGAGCTGAAACGTCAGGGGATCGCAGACGATCCAGTGGCAATGAAAAAGTGGTTGAACGATGGCGACAACCAAGTGTTTAGAACAAGGGCAGGCCGGCTGTGAGCGTTACAAACTTCACCAACCTGAAATCTAGCATCGCGGACTTTTTAGACCGCGATGATCTGACGTCGGTGATCCCGACATTTATCTCGTTGGCTGAAGCTGACATGAACCGCAAGCTGCGTCATTGGCGTATGGAGCGCAGATCCACTGCCGTGCTTGACACACAGTACAGTGCATTGCCTACCGATTTCTTGGAGGCAATCCGTTTACAGCTCACCGGTTCGCAGACACACCGCTTAGAGTTTATCTCGCACAGCGATTTGATGGACAGACGTTCTGCTAGTAATACAGCAGCAACGCCACGCTTCTACACGTTTATTGATGGCACGATTGAGGTCTATCCGACGCCAGATCAAAACTACACATTGGAAATGACTTATTACTCTAGCATTGATGCTTTGAGCGCAAGTAATGCAGACAATTGGGTTATAACTTACCACCCGGACGCTTATCTTTACGGTGCGCTAACGCACTCTGCTCCGTATCTTGGAGAAGACGCACGCACGCAAACATGGGCGGCGTTGTTTCAAAACGCAGTAGGTGGTATAAACAACGAAGATGACAAAGCCAAGTCTGGCGGCTCAGGCCACAGAATAAGAATTAGGAGCTTCTAAATGGCAAGTTTTACAAAGGTAAATGACTTTGTGGTCAACCTAGCCAATGCAATGGACTTAGACAGTGACACACTTGCCGTTGCTTTGACAAACACAGACCCAACATCTGGCACAGATGCGACAGGGGACGGCAACGGTGTTTTGGCAAACATCTCTGAAATCGCATACACAAACCTATCGTCACGCACATTGGCAAATGTGACATCGACGCAGACATCAGGCACATACAAGCTGTCAGCGGATGACTTAGTGCTTACAGCGT